CAGCAACTAGGTATGAAATTGTGTCACTATAATGTGATACACAATTCTGAGACGTTTAGTCAGATCGAGGACTTTACGCTCTACTATGATCGTCGCCTAGCGACGAACATTGTACCTTCTGAACTCAAAGAGTTCACGAAGAACGTGCACAACTTGTACCTGAAGCAGGTACCAAGTTGTTTAACACTTCGAAAAGCCGGTAGCCGGCTATCGAAGGATGTTGAGCCCTTCCTCAAGGAGGACGGGTTCTTTGACATTCTCCGGGACTTCTCAAGTCCGGGGAATGCGGATGAAGAAGATATCGAACCTTTCTTCTCCGACGAAACATCCGAGCAATCGGAATGTGACGATGATCTGCCGGTCCCGGACTTATCCGGGTGCGGCAGGACGAGCTACGAGGATCCATTCAAGATCCTCGCAGGATGGGCCTTTGCTTCGCAGTATTGCGAAGAGAGGCCGAAGATTAATGTCTGGCCGGGAGGTACCTTCCGGCTCCAAGACAAGATCAGCCCCGCACTATGCGGTTCTGATCGGAAGAACTCGACTTTCTTTACGAAAGTGGAGAATCATGATGAGAAGATGTTTCTTCTCTTCAATCACACTCATTGGGGTCATAGGATCCAAATGGGAAGACGGGAGAAAGGTCCTTTACGGAACTTCTCCAACACGCTCTTTCGAAGAATCTCATTCTTCGTAAGAGGAAAGCACGATCCAGTATGGTCACTGGACGAGCAGAGTAAGTTTGCTGATTACTCAGCAAACCGAAACAAGACCTATAGAGCTCAAAGGCTCATAGAGGTCCTCAAAACCGTTGACGGATTATTCTGTCAAAGGTTCACTTCCTATCCAGAAGAAATCTGGACATGGGAGAAATACGATTTGTTTGTCATACAAGCAATATCGATTCTGATCACCGACGAATTCTTCGACGGTGAACTGAGTGATTACTCAATGGATGAGCAGATCACACATTACGAGCAACTGAAAAGGGCTCGTAAAGCGTTTAAACAAGTAATACACTTGGATAAACCCGAGGAAGGAATTTTCCTCATGGATGGCCAGCCTCGCTGGATCCAATCCTACCTACGCTGCGTTTGGAACGCAGCGGTACGGCATAAAGACCACTCTAGGTTATACCTAGCAGGGGTCCTGTCCCAGAGCAGAGGGTCTGGGACACCACCTCCTCTTATGACCTTAAGGTCTAAAAGGAAGTTCCTCCAGACCGTGGATTGTCCACCGCCGGAGGTTACAAGAACGGAAGAAGCTATCTTCTTAGCCGCTCTCGACGAGGAAATGGGACAACTCCCAGACCACGTCTTTACAGGTCTTGACACGAAAGCTCGTGTCACGATCACGGGTTCTGCATGCTGGGAAGCAAGCAGATCCCAGGGCGGGACCGCCCAAGCCATACTCGAACTAATGTCCCAGT